CAGACCCCTATCAAGTTATTCCTGGGGATTGGGTCACTTTGGCGATGCAACGATGGGTTGACTATCCTCAAACCTTAAAAATGTCCCATATTGGTGTGGATGTGGCGCGGGGTGGGATAGATAAGACGGTATTGGCTTTACGATGGGATAACTGGCTAGATAAACTCAGGGAATTTGATGGAAGCCAGACCCCAGACAGCAATATTGTCGCACAGCAGATTGCCTCCTGCATAGCAAACACTGGAGTAAAGGTACAAATTGACGTGATTGGGGTGGGTGCTGCGGTTCACGATACCTGCCGGGGGATGAAAATGCACGTTATTCCCTTGAAAGGAAGTGAAGCCGCGAAGGATGGAAACGGCGAGTATTTAAAGGACAAAAGTGGGCTCTTAACCTTTGCCAATATGCGGACTTATTGGTATTGGAATCTGCGAGACTTATTAGATCCCAAGAATCAAATCCCGATCTCCTTACCTCCCGACGATCAATTAAAAGAAGAACTCTGTGCCTTCCGGTGGTGGGAAAGCGGGAAAACAATCATGATTACCAAAAAAGATGATATTAAAAGCATTATCGGGCGATCGCCTAACCTAGCCGATGCGGTATGCTATGCGTTCGCCAAAACTTACCGAGAAGGATTAGCCGATTGGATGAAAAAATAGGTTCATAACCCAATAAAACAGTCAATTTGAAACGTGGAGATTGCTACCCAAAGCCGAGAAGAAGTCTGTTGCACCGTTGTAGCGTTAACCTCCCCTTTTAGCTGTACCTTTGCAGTTGAAAGCTCTAGCGCTCTAACAACCTCCTCGTTAATGGAGAATATCCCGTGTCTGGCATAGATAGCCTCGGTTGCCTTTTCGATCTCCGCATTTAAACGGGAGCTACAACCCATCGAAATCATCACGTTCCCCGTGAGAGATCCTAGATCGGATGTGTACCAATCTATCGCACCCGTCCGTTCCCCTATCATTAAGTCCCGCCCAAAGTCGAGGTCTTTTAAATAGAATGCTTTAAGAAATGCTTGCTCAACTTGAGGGACAAACAATTCTATGGTCTGTTTTAATTCTTGGCGATAATTCATACAATAATATTGTTATTAGTCTTTAATTTTATGTTCACCCTCTCTAATTCTAACCTACCTGAAACAATCCTGAGTCCATTCAATCTATCGGCTCCTATTTTGTCTGCACAAGGAAGTCAGGTATTAGCTCCTTTGTTTCAAACTAAAACATTTCATAAATATCCTGGCGTTAACCCTTCCCCAATAGAGCTAACAACCCCTGATGCCATCTTTACCCTCTATAAAATAGACCTGCCTTTTTTAGCCGTCTTGCGAGTCGGGATAAACAATTTCATTCAAACTACTAACCCAGATAGATTGACTGGGCAAAGATTCTATTTAGAGAATACCACCCTCTATTTTGCGACCAATACCGTCCCCGATAGTATTAATTTAACCGTACAATTTAACGCGCCTATCCCCAGGGTAATATGTGAGTTGATAGTATCTGTTCCCTTGGGAATGATTGTATCTCAAGTTTTAAATAGAGGTGTCCCTCTTGGTTTTGGACAAGTAGGAGAGCGAATTGTGATCGATTGCTCTGATTCCTGCTGCCGGATTAGAGGAGGGGAAACTTTAGAGATGACAGGGCAATATACCGCACCCCAGAAGTTGATTGGTCAACTCAACGTCTTTGATATTGGGGAGGACTTAGGGTTTATCGACTATGTAGAATGGAGAGGCAGAAGGTTTGTTGAACCGCAGGGGGAATTTGCTCCTGGTCAGTTTTTCTGGGATGAGGCCATTCAATCTTTGAAATTAATCACTTGATACCATGCCTATTGTTTCCCGTCGATTGTTTAAAAATAACATTGTCAAAAACCCTCCTAGCCTTCCAGTTCCGATAAAACTGGGATCATTAACTGTTACAAAGAGCTTCCAAGATCATCCCAGTGCCTCAATTACCTATGAAGGGATTTTAGAAGAGGATATTAGCAGTTACGAACAGGTTTATGAACCTTCTAGGAGTACAAGAATCAGTATAGACGGGATTCCATTTAGGGTCGCTCCCGATGGAGGCTATAGCTATGAAAGAACTGGATATTTATATAAAGGAACCAAAAAAATAAATGTTTATACTGTCTCAATTAACCTAGAAGGATGGTGGAAGGTTTATTGTTCACGGTCGGTGAAAATTAAGCCTTTGGTTAATATGGCTACAGGGACATTATCAGCGAGTCGGTTGGCATCCAAAGTAGGTGTCAATCTGTCTGGCGGGTTTGACATCTTCCTCGATGAAGTTGGTGAAGACTCTATGATGTCTTTGGATGATGTATTGGAGGAATATGCCTTAGTAAAGGGCTGTTACGTCCATTATGGGCAGTTTGTTGCGTTAAAAGACATCAATTCCGGCTCCTCTTATAGTTTTAGTTGGGAAGAACAACTAGCGGACGGTTCTAACCAGCTAGGAGTTGCACCCTATTACAATGGAGCCGCGTTAACCTGGACTCCAAGGGAAAGCAACAAAGAGCAAGTTGACCCGAATGCACCCCCCGAATTCAAGGAAAAAGAACCCGAACTTAAAACTGAATACGAATATGACCAAGACGTAACAAACCCACCAAGAGGAACAGCTATTTTAAGGAGTTTAGATAGCAACTTAGACCAATCTGGCCCCAAGAAAGTTAAGAGGACAACCTACTCAATTGACGGACAAACAGACAGAGAAGTGATTGAAACATGGGGATTTGCTTATTACTTAAAAGATTTTCAAGAGACTCCAGATGGTTTTATGATATTAAGGCCTTGGCTATATTGGACATTAATCGAATTTCAGGAAACTCGTTATTATTACCAGGAGGTGGTTTCACCGATTTACACACTTGCTAAACCTCAAAACACACAAGAAATAAAGTATGAATTAGTTGTGCATCCAGATTATGAAGATTATGTAGAAAGTGTGGGGTTTGATGGGATTAAGTTTAAGGCTTCAAAGGCTAAGTATTTAACAAGTATTGTCACGTCTGGATGGAAATTAAGCCGATTTCAACAAGAAGAAATAGGAGGAGACACCGATACAAGTCAGATGGATGTAGATGATAATGGGAATATAATAGATCCTTGGTGGAAAGTAGTTAAATTTCAAAAAATAAACAGGCAAGATGTAACCAACTTTTATATCAAATCAATGCGCTCAGACTATGAACAGGATGCAGTTCCCTACAGCATTGAGTGGGTTTTTTGGGATGAAATGGATGAGCAGATGCAGCGAATGATGTTCTCAAAAGTTACACCCCCAAGAGAGGGTTCTAATCAAAGGTTGAAAGTGGGCTTAATTACTGCCGACATGGATTTTGTAGAGCCAATGCTGGTGTGGACAGAATCTAGGCAAGCGTCTTCGATTGCAACAATGGCTCACCCTGACTCAACCGAAGAAGATCCCCTCCCCGCTTTGGTAACGGGAGAAGAAAGTTATTATCAATCAATTTGGACTAAAAAGAACGACGAATATTCAACCGAGAAGATAGTGGAATTAACCGCATCGGGAGCCGGGTTTGTTGATGGGGTTGAGAATATTCGATATCGAGAGATTCAAGGGAGGCCACCAGAAGCTCAATACAGGAAAACAACATGGGAGCAACAACAACCAAAAGCGACAATAACCCTGTCAGCAAGTAGGGTTATAACAAGTAGGGTTACAAAACGATACTTTGTCTATTCTGATTCAATCCCTGAGTGGGCATCAGAAGGGGGAGAAAGTCTAAGTTTTGGGGCTGCCTCTACACTTAGTCAAGCAGAAAAAGCTGCCAAAACTCAACTTACAATTAACACCCTTCAAAGTACCCAAGAAACCCGGACAGTTAGCTGGCACTTCCCGAACATTGAAGGGGGAGATTTTTGCACTTTCAGTGGGGATAGATTTCGGGGGAGATTTAGAGTCTTATCGGCTTCCTACACACTGGAATATGACGGAAGCCAAAATGCCTATGGACTAGATCCAATCTGCAAAACGGACGGAACAAAGTTGACACTGGGATTGTGGGACAGTCGCTCTATTCGTGTTGAGACAAGAGAAGATCCCATTCCATCTAACGAAGGTTCAGATAACAACCAAGGAGAAGATCCAAAAGTAGACAATAATGCCACTATAATTACTTTAGGAGGGGTTTTGCCCTCAACTGTCCCCGGTCGGAGAAATTAAGAATGTCATCCCCAAAAGAAAGAGAATTAGCAGCTAAATTACTTAAAATATTATCTGATGGACAACCAACTTGGAATGTTTCAGGAAGTTCCATTACGGGCAGATATAGAGGGAAAACAGTAACAGCAACAAACCAAACCAGAACATTAAGGGAGTCAGTAGCATGGCGACGGTAAATCAAATCGCATCTCAGACTTTAAGTAGATTAAATGGTCTTAACAAGTCAGTGTTAATTGGCAAGGCTTACCCCCTAGGGAGTAGTGGATCTGTATTCTCTGGGATGGGTAAAAGTTTTGTAGCTAAAGGTGTGGTTACTGGTAATGCGATCTCCTTTAAACACAATGGAAAATGGCAAGTTGTACAAGGTTAAATGAGTACAAGGTTAAATGAGTACAAGGTTGAATGAGTACAAGGTTGAATGAGTACAAGGTTAAAATATGCTAACTTATGCTGGTATTCCCTCTCAAATTCCTGCTCCGGTTGTCTCGGTAATTTCGGGAAGCCTAACGGGTTCGGTAGCAGGATCTCTATATTGGCAGATGCGGAACCGCCAAGGATTTAACCTGTATTCCCCACCAACAGCCATTAGTTTAACAACGGGTCAAGGCGTGACTGTAATTGTGCCTGACTGTAATTGTGATGGGTATGATCCGGTCTCCTATGTGTTGTCATTCTCCCCGACAAATACCTATTTAGCTGCTTACGTGATCGCTACTTACTCGGCTTCAGACACTTTACCTGGGACGTTAACAATTAACAAAAATGAATATTTTGTCACTCAAAGAAGTGTGGCAAATACATCCCAAATCCCTGCCAACAAAATCAATGGAATGCGGGTTTACGTTGACGAATGGGGAGAAATCAGAGAATGGCAAGACGGTCAGTGGTTAAAAGTTTATCCCCAGGAATTCCAAACTTTAATTACATCGACTCGCTCGGTAAACGGCTGTGATAGGTTGCTTTCTGAGTTCACGGATGAGCAAAAAGAAATTATTATCCGTCCCGATTATGCTGTTGACAGAAGTTACTCGGAACCCGTCAAGTTTTGGCTCAGGAATGAAACAACATCTCCCTATTTTGCAGGGAGATCCATATCAGTAGGGATATCGTGGGGAGATACGGACTTAACTGATCTGTTTTTTGGTGCGGGTGCGGTCAATTTGACATTTTTAGGATACGTTAACTTAACTAATGGATCTCTGGACACCTCCGCGTCAGGCGGTGGGGAAATGACGGGGATTAATCAAAGAATTACTTATACCAACAACAATTCGGGATTGATCTTGGAGAAAGATTTGCCACCAGGATATGCCTATCTAGTTGCTGTCGAGATTCAGGTTGACGTGGCAAGTTTAGGGGGGAGAGTAGCCGAGAATGCTCAGATAGAGGTCAGCTTATCAATTGGGGAACGGGTTGGCTACTATTCGGGTGTAGCTGCAATCATTGGCAATTTAATTAGTGCGGGGTTGGATCTACGTCGAATTGTCCCTGACACGGGTTTAAGCGCGATCGCCTTATCGGGATCGGGAATTGTCAATGGGCGATCATTTATTGGAGCAGGAGAGCGTGGGGTATTTGGTTTAGTTGCCAACACTGCCAATCAGATCGTTGCCATTAACGGGAATGGGACTTGTTTAGCAGTTTCGGGGTTAGGAACAGGTCAAGTATTGAGGGCTAAAGTCGGGACATTAAATGGTTGTGGAAAAGCAATTGTGGCAGGGAGTGTAACGTTAAGCCCTTCAAAACAATTAGAGATTAAACTAACGCATCCCACAAATATCAGATCCGACTATCTTGATGTTATTGCAGGAAATTCAAAAGGGAATTTCAATGCAACAGATATATGGATCTGGATAGGGGGAAATAAGTTTAGCACTCCAGTGCAGCTAGGCGAAGCAACTCAAACTATTGTCTTAACTGGATCAGGAGGAGAGGCAACTACTGTTCCTGATTCGGAACTGGGATTGTACAGCCCTGTAATTAACTCTGTAGCTGCCGTCAATGGGGCTTCAGGCTTCGCTAGTGGGAATTATTTGATCACAGTCGCATATTACTACACAAACACTGTGACAGCCATTTCTCACCAAGGGATTTTAGAGATGGATTCTGATATTTTGAGTTTTATTGAAAACTCGGCTAAAAAATATGCCTTAGTCCTAGGATAATTTTAAAAATTATGCTTTTAGTCCTAGGGTGAATTTTCTTAAATTAAAAATGCAATCAATAAAAGAGGGGTTAAAATTAATTATAAATCCTTCTATTTTTGAAAGATGCCTGATATTAGTACACAGCAAACGGAGGCGGCTGCTTTAATTAAAGAGCAAATAGAAGCCCTGGAGAACCCGGCACAGACACTTCCCTACTGGGAGATTTATCGTGCTATCTCAAACGACGGGGGATCTGCGGACATTTCCGCACTTGCCAAAGAAACAACACTTGGTGCGATCAACGCCAAACTTCCATCTTTATCAAGTGGTAGAGTCCCAGTCTCTTTACCAACAATAACCGCCGAGTTAGATTGTAGATTGCTAACAACAAATACAACAATTGCAACTGGTAGTTATTTCATTTATTTAAAGGTACTCGTAGGGGATGTAACTATTAATGGATTAACATTTTCATCCGGTGAAAATCTAAACTTTGAAGCCATTAATAATGTTCTATACCCCGCTATTGAGTTGGTAATTCCTAGTGGTAAATCAGTTCGATTAGTAAGAGGATATTAACATGGGAATGTTTTCGGATATTGATTATTCTTTGATTGTTTTGCAATTAGAGAAAGCAATGGCTAATGGTGTGGCTACCTTGGATTCAAATACTAAGGTTCCTAAAGCTCAGATTAGTTTAACCGCTTCTGATGTTGGTGCGATCGCGTCTACTGGCAACGAAGTTTTAACAAGTTTAAACGCCGCGTCTGGCACAATTTCATCTGGGCTTTTACCGTCTTATGTTGATGATGTCCTGAATTATACAAACCTTGCAGGGTTCCCAGGTACGGGTGAAACTGGAAAGATTTACGTTGATGAAACGACTAATAAAGTTTACCGATGGTCGGGTTCTGTTTATGTTGAGATATCGAGTTCTGCTACTGCGGGAGAGGCTTTAAAACTAACCACGCCACGGACAATTACAACAACGGGGGATGCAAGTTATTCAGTATCTTTTGATGGAAGTGCTAATGTTTCGGCCGAAATAGCATTAACAAATAGTGGTGTGGTAGCGGGAACTTACAATGCACTGGCGACTCAAGTTATGCC